CCGGTAAATTCTTTGTTGCATCAAAATCCGCATTTAATGTAAATCCAAAGATAAATTATACACATGAAGATATTGCAAAGAATCATGGTCACGCACCAGGTTTGATGGATAAACTTCATGCTGCACTGAATCACCTGCATAAAGTTGCACCAAAATCTGGTGTCTATCAGGGTGATATTATGCACTCCCATGATGATTTGCAAACACATAAAAATGGTGGAGTGTCTTTCACACCAAACACCATTAAATATACAGCTAAAGGTGATGAAGCTGATAAAATTAAACGTTCCAAAGTTGGAATTATTGTACACACACAATACCACGGGAACAACATAGCTTCCATGAAGTCTGATGCACATCCAGACACACATAACTTTGGTCAACATCCTGACGTTTGGCACAAGTCTGCTGTACATGATACAAGACAAGTTCACTACTCTGACAAAGATCAAGAGTTGTTCCACGGTCACATGAATGCAGCTAAAGAGATACATGACAAAAATAAAAAGACCATGTATAAATCAACAGAATTGCATCAAGGTGACGGTAATCACATGGCAACTTACATCAACCATACAGTGAGGACAGGTGAAACTCCTTCCGCTGAAGGTTTGAAAACTCACATTGAAGATAAGTATAACAAGTTGGCAAGCAAATTAAAAACGCCTGCGGCTATTGCCAAAAAACAATCCGAGTCTAGAATGCATACCAGTCACATTGAAAATCATAAAGGTGACTATGATAGTATGTTGAAGATGCACCACCACATACAAGCTGCAAAGAATGTTTTGGTGAATACATTGAATCAACATCAAGGCGGTCTGGAACATCATATCGGAAGTAAAAAGACCAATCCTGAAGGTTTTGTTATTAATCATGCTGGAGAACCTACGAAATTAGTTGATCGTGAGGAGTTCTCTAAAGCAAATTTGTTAAAAGTGAGAAAATAATGGGTTTATTCAAAGCACAATTTCTAGGTGAAGCTGTAGGTTTCATTAAAGGTTCCGGCGCAGACCAACCTAGACATGAGAGACAATATATCACACCACATCTTGGATCCAAGGAGTTCACACATACTCTTGGTAAAGAACATAATGGTGTACCAGAAGGTGCAAAACTTAAGTTTCATAAAGCTGAACACATCGATGGTAAACTGCATGTACATGCAACCGATAACGTTACCGGAAAAAAGACAGTTATACCCGTTAGTAAGATAAAGAAACCCGGAGAACAAAAGTCTAATAAAGGTTTCGATTATGAAAACAACGTTATACAGAGACTTAAATCTAGAGGTTTGATGGAGGGTGAGGGTGCAGGTTTCACATCTGGTACAGACTTTAACTTAATCAACAAGAAAAAGGGTGTTGTGCACAAAGGTAAGGTTCACCATAAAGATGCGATGAATAATGAGTACAATCATATAAATGGTGAAACCAAAGCAGGTAAAACAGCTGCATTTGGTCAAGCAACAATTGCGTACCATCCTGATAAAGGCGGTTGGCATATTCCTGATTCAACAAGAGAAAAACGTCCAGGTTATTGCAAACATATAGAAAGCACTGGTATCATCGATCATATGAATGAACATCACCATCCAAAAGGATTGAAGGTTGGTGGACCTTTGGCTAAGAATGTAACATTCCACCATGATAATCTTGATCCTGCGAAAGCCTACCTACAAGACCATCACGTTGATGTATTGCAAGTCGGTGGCCATGGAACATATAAAGTTGGTGAAAAGGACAAGACGGGTCATGGACTTCCTGAAATAGAGGGTAATGGCCAGTGGAGAGTTCGCCAAAAAACAGCAGATCCACATAAAAGAACTGTGCAATTTATGGTAAAACATGCAAAGAAAAGTCATGTTGATTTGGATAATGATGAACACTTAGATAACCTAGCGAAAACACTAGGACATAAATAAAAAATGAAGTCTTTTAAACAGTTAGTTGAAGAAAAAAACAAAACCAGTAATCCGGTTACGATGGCCTTTGGCCGCATGAATCCTCCAACAACAGGTCACTTGAAGTTAATTGATAAAGTTAAGGAAATTGCTGCACACCACAAGTCTGCACATACCGTAATTGTATCACATTCACAAGATTCAAAAAAGAATCCTTTGTCAGGTGATCAAAAAGTTAAACACCTCAAGAGATATTCTCCAGGTACACATTTTGAAACATCTTCAAAAGAACAACCATCAATATTCCATCATGCAGCCAAACTACATGCGGCCGGTCATGATCATTTGATTGTTGTTGCTGGTTCAGATCGTGTTAAAGAATTCCATGACACATTACACAAATATAATGGTGTAAAGGGTAATCATGGTTATTACAACTTCAAAAAGATAGAAGTTAAATCAGCTGGCCACCGTGATCCTGACGCGGAAGGTGCAGAAGGTATGTCTGCAACAAAAATGCGTGAACATGCTAAGAATAATGACTTCTCATCATTTAGGCAAGGTGTACCTCATCACGTTGCAGACACACATGCAAAAGAATTGATGAAGGATGTCCGTAAAGGTATGGGCATGAATGAATCATACAATAGAGGTAACTATAAAGCTATCTTTGTTACTGGTGGTCCAGGTTCTGGTAAAGATATCATTCTGAGAGAATCTATTGCAGAATCGAGAATGGTTGAACTTAATTTCACCCAAGCGGTAACATATCTTGGTGACAAACACAAATTGTCAGAAAAGACTAATGATTTACGCAGAGAACAAATTAGACAAAAGGGTCCTTTGATAATCAATGGGCCAGCTGATGACATTGAAAAGATATCATACATCAAAGAAGAATTAGAAGAACTTGGTTACGACACTATGATGGTTTTTGTCGATACAACCAATGAAGTTTCTATGGAAAGAAATACACTTCTGACCCGCATGATGGTCGAATCTGTAAGACAAGACAAATGGGAAAAGTCACAGAAAAATAACAAACTATTCACAGAAATGTTTAATAGTCTAGTTCTGTTTGATAATACTGGAGATATAGAGGAAAAGGAACAAGATATACATGAAGTATATCAAATAACAAAGATGTTCCTCGATCAAAAGAAGTATACTACATATACGGAATCTACACCAACATTGAAACTTGCTCCAGCACCAAAGGAACCAAATTTTAATAAAGATAAAGAATCCACTAAAAAGGATCGCAGAGGTATTATTGGTGATAAACAACCAGGCAGAGTAATGAAACCTGATGGTGTTGGTGCACAGTACAATACCGTTGGTGCTAATGGTGGTGCATCTGGATTAGGTAATTCTACATATTCTGAATCTTCTAAAATAAAGAGTTTCAAGAATTTCAGAGAAGCAACAGACGCAACGGATATGGGTGTCTATGGTATGAATGGTTCCGCAAGCAATAAAGAACCAATGTCATCTTATAGCGACCAACAAAGAAATCTAGGATTTCAACTAAAAAAGAAAAAACAAAACAGGAGAGACACTAATGATGTTCAATAAAAATTCGGTATCCCAATCTATGTTGGACGCTGTTAACAAGGTCTTGGAATCAGAAACACCAACACAGAAACAAGTTCAAAATACAGAACAACAGATTTTGAGTGAACGCGCTGGTCGTGAAGATGATGAACATGGTGGTGGCCCAACACCTCATCAAAATCCTGATAAAGGTTGGAAACCAAGAAAAGTTTCGATGAAAAAAGAATCCGGAGAAATGAAAGAAGGCATTCTTAAAAGCATTAAACGCGGCATGCAAGGCTGGGGCGGAGTTCAGGGTAAGCCAAAAGATGTTGTTCAAAGAACAAAAGATTTATCAAATAATAGATTGACTGACCTAAAGTATGCACGAAATGCCAGTGGGCCAGCATCGCCGCACTCACCTCAAGATTTACAAAATCGTGTGCATGATCGTGAAATGAAAAAGCGCAATCTTAAAACAGAATCCGGAGAAATGAAAGAATCCTCTCCATTTGACTGGAAAGGTAAACCATCCGAATTGAAAAAGAAACCAGGAGAAACTGCTGGATTTGATTCCAAGAAAATCTCTACTGGTACTGTATATTCACGTAAACCGGTTAAGGATACTGATCCTGTTAAGAAGGAAGATAAAACTTTTGCATCATTTAAGTCCAAATTAAATGAAAAGAAAGAAGAAACAGATATTGATATGGGTGATGAATCCTGTATGTCGGACAAACAGAAATCAAAACGTGACAAAATTGTTGCTTCCATGAAAGATAAAGAATCTGATTTTCGCGCTAAATATGGAAAAAACTGGAAAAACGTAATGTATGCAACGGCTACTAAACTAGCTATGAATGAAGATTACGTTGTTGAAGATGTTGAACAAATTGAAGAATTATCAAAAGATACATTACACTCATACAACAATAAATCAGATGCGGATGCTTCTAAGAAACATAAAGAACTCGGTTCACAAATTAAAGCTGGTAATGCTCCTGCTGCGAATAAAACCGCTGGTAAAATTCAACGTAGACTTTCTGGAATGGACAGAGCTGAGACTCGTCTGAATAAGGAAGAAACGACACCCGTTGAAGAACAAACATCTGATGTTAACAAACGTTGGACAGATACACTAAGAGGTCGTGAAGAAGGTGGTAAAGATAATGAACATTTCTCTTATAAGATACATGTAGGTGCTGGTGGACCTAAAAAAGAAGGTCATCCACCCGCAGGTGTTAAAAAGATAAAAGGTGCACCTATCAAAGGTGTTGATTCTAATGACGGTGTTGATTACACTAGTAAAACAATGAAACGTGAAGATATTTCTCCACTCGCTAGAGTTAAAGAGGTGTCTAAGATTGCACATTCAAAGTTGAAGAAAGAAACTTTGAATACAAAGGAATAAAATGAGCAAAGCAAAAGAAATCATTAAAAAGGCTTATGCAGATAAGCCTACCTTTGGCACAAATCCATCTGATCCATGGTCTGCAAAGGCTGGAATCAGTGAGGCTATAGAACAAGCCTTATTGATGAAATATCTTTATTCTAGAGGTATTAATCCTCAACATGTGAATAAAGATACCATGATTGGGCATTCCAAATCCGGTGAATATATGAAGTGGAAACGCGACCATATGAACACAGAGGAAGTTCAAATTGATGAAGATGATGCAAAGAAACACTTCACAAATGCAATGAACACAATACATCCTCAAAATAGGGATGCTGCCAGAAAAACATACCAAGCAGCAAGAACTAAAGGTTTACCTCATGCTGCAGCATTGAGTACCATGTGGCAAATGCATAAAGAGGGTGTAGAACAAATCGATGAACTATCAATCGACACTGTTAAAAAATATGATAGTAAATTGAAAACTGGTGAAATGCCAGGAACTATTCATAAAGCTATTATGCGTTTTCGTGGTAAGGAACGTGCACAGGATAGAATTCATTCAGATGAAATGAAAAAAATGCGTGATAGACTTGGCCTAAAATCTGAATCCTTGAGTAAATTATCCAAAACAGCTCAATTCATTAAGACCATATATCAAGAAGCGATGTATGACCATGAAAAGGAAGATAAATCCATACAAACATATGGTAAGAAGCCTAAAATGGAAAAAGGTGATGATAAAGAGAATATGGGTGAAAAGAAACCAGAAGCCCGTGCAACCTTAACGGGTGGAACGACATTGACTGGTGAAAAAAGAGATATGATAGAACTTGATCCTATGATGCGTAACCGTCCAGGTCAACCTGACTTAACAAAGAAGAAGGATGACAAGAAAGATGGCGGTAAAGAGGATAAGAAAAAAGATAAATAGAATATAAAACAGTTTTCTAGGAGAAAAAAAATGCCAGTTATTTCAGCAAATACAGACTTCGCTACATCAAAGCCAAAATTCAGCTTTGAAAGACAAAGTAGGGACGTTAAACAGTTAACAACAGCTAATATTACAAACTCAGGTGCAACCACAATCACCTTGTCATACAATGACGGTGCACAAAACAACGTGGCAAACACCGGTATTGCTATTGGTCAGTTTGTTTACTCAGCAGGTTTGTCAGCCAATGGTATTGATGGATTCTTTAAATCTAATAATACTGTAACTGCTATCAGTGGAAACAACGTAACTGTGGCTGCAGCAACATTCGCTAGCATTCCAGCTGGTTCAGTTATTTCTTTTGATACAGTTATTACATACGGTATTGTTCCATCTAAAGCGAACTCTCAGTATAACACATACAATGCTGACACAATTCTGATCACACCAACAAGAAATGCAAACAACGGTACTGCTCAAGGAGCTATTGCTAACGTTGGTAATTTCTCAGTGGGTTGGGTACACATTCAGAAGAAAGTTAACAATGACGGCACAGTTCGTTATCTAAAAGAAACTTTGCAATGTGTGCACAATGGTGTTACATCTAATACATCTTCCGGAAATACCAGTTTCGGTCAAGTTGTACAAGGTCTATAAAATTACAATTAATAAACAGGGGGCTTTCGCCCCCTTTTTTGGCTAAAAATATGTTAGATGATTTGAATGATGATAATTTTATGATATATGCATTGAAGTGTTACACTTCACCGAATTGCATAATGTCTGAATTTGAGAGTGATATTAAAAGAACTAAGTATTTGAAAAGGTTATTTCGTAGATACAAAATAACAAAATCCCTCAAAGAGAGATTGATACTTAATCATATCATATTACTGTGTAATGTTTTTGGTCCGGAACCAACAGCGAGAATATTATTCTATAGAATAGATGAACGTGATTATGACATTCTTAAAACGTTTTTAATATATCTAAATATCATGCCAGATACAGTTAGAGGTATAAGAGGGTCTAATTTAAATTCATCCGAAATAACAGTAGATTTACATATAGCAGAGATTTTAAGGCAACTATGAAAACATTCAAAGAATATCTAAAAGAAATGGGCACCGGAGCAGTTGGTGGTGCTGGTCCAACCAATGTTGTTGGTTCAGGTGATATAGCTGGTACCGGCGGTAAAGGTGGAGAACCAGGTGTCGATAAAAAGAAAAAGAAGAATCCTGTTATGGGTTATGTAAACAGGAAATAAATTGGTAAATTTTGATTCCCTTATTAACAAGATAAACGAATCTTTCAAACTGAATGTACAGTATGAAATAGATTCTGATGTTTTATTATTGAAATTACTTGGCATAGATAACTGTAGTTTAGCACGTTGGATTGTTAACGAGTTTGATAACATCAAAGTTGAAGTTAAAGAGTTAGAGGGTTATAAATTCTCCAATGATGGATGGATTAGAATTGAAAAATACGAAGGTAAACTACTTAATTTAAAGAGATAATAATATGTTTGACTGGATAATGGGTAATATGTTTGATTGGTTGCTTGGTTCATTGCCAACATGGTTCACATGGACAATCATTGGTGCAGCCGTGGTTATATTCGCGTTGGAGATGTTTACAGACCTATTACTACCATACGGTTATAAACAACTAATAAAGATTATTTCAGTAGTGTTATTCGCATCAGGTTTTTACCTGCAAGGTAGACAGGATATATTGATAAGAGAGAAGTCTGTCATTGAACGTGTTGAGGTACAAGAAAGAATTGTAACTCAAAACATTGTGAAAGAAGTGAAAGTTAAAGATAAACAAATTGAGGTTGTACATGATAAAATTATTGAAACCATTACTGTCAAAGATGATTCTATGTGCGTTTTGCCTGAATCTTTTGTTAGGGTGCACAACGCAAGTGCCACGGGTATTCCCGAAAGCACCCCCAGAGTTGATGGTGCCCCCTCCGGAGTTGCACTCTCTGACGCCGAAAGAACCATTGCCGACAACTACGAAGCCTATCACAAAGTAGCAAATGAATTGACCGCTTTGCAGAAGTGGGTAAAGGAACAAGGGGACATTAAATAATGTTAACAATCGAACAATTACAAAAAATCATACCCAATAATACCAATCTGGATAGCTGGTTGAGAGCTCTCAACGATAAGATGGCACTCTATGAAATAAACACAGATCAAAGAGTTGCAGCATTTCTTGCACAGTGTATGCATGAATCCAACAACTTTAATGTGTTGAAAGAAAATCTAAACTATTCGACACAAGGATTAATGAAAACATGGCCATCAAGGTTTCCGGATGAGGATACCGCTAATGCGTATGCACATAATCCTGAGAAGATTGCTAACAAGGCTTACGAGAATCGTATGGGTAATGGACCTGAATCTTCCGGTGATGGCTGGAAGTTCTCAGGTAAAGGTTTGATACAGTTAACTGGTAGAACAAATTGTGAAGAATTTGCAAAGTATATTGGTATGGATGTCAATGTTCTTGGTGATTACCTGTTGACACCAAATGGTGCTGTTGATTCTGCATGTTATTTCTTTAAGAAAAATGGTTTGAATGAAATTGCTGACACCGGTGATATTGATAAAATTTCCAGAATAGTGAATGGTGGTATTTTAGGTATGGCTGAACGTCATGCTAATTATACCGATGCACTTGGTGTTTTAAGTACCGTGTAATTTTAGGATTCTAAATACATGGTATACATGACCACAGGGGTCTTGCCAAAACCAAAAAACAAATAGTATAATATTTGTGTTCCATCAAAATAACAATAAAAGCTAATATGAACGATAATGAAAGTAACATATCCCTTTATGATAGACGTATGGACAGTACAACCACTTTAAAAGTTGATGTTGGTGTCCTTAAAGAACAAGTTAAGGGCATAACTGAACTTTGTTCAAAGATGGATATCATCATCGAAAAACTAGTAGAACAACATGGTAAGCATATAGAAAAAGTGTATGTGGATATGGAAAAAAGAAGGTTAGAAACCGAAAGTGACATTAAAGACATACATGATAGAATTGAGACTGTAATAGAAAAGGTACATGATACCGAATTAAAGCTTTTGGATGAAATTAAATCCATAAGAACAGATATCAAAGAAGAAAAAGCCGTCCTGGATAAATTACTCCAATGGAAATGGGCAATTATTGGCGGTATACTTGCTGTCGGCTGGTTGTTTACCCACGTAAAACTTGATACACTATCAACTTTGGCAGTTCCTTTAAAATAAATTAACCTGATTCTTATATTATGAGTGTGTTCCTTGACAGGTCTTATCTCCTCCAACTGTCGCCAAAATTGCAAAGGTTCTCCAAGAAAAAGGATGATCTTTACAATTTTAGGTGTCCCATCTGTGGAGATTCACAAAAAAACAAGACTAAGTGCCGGGGTTTTGTTTACCGCAAAAAAGATGATTACTTCTACATGTGTCACAACTGTAATGCAAGTACCTCATTCTTCAACTTCCTAAAATTAATTGATGAACGATTAGCTAAAGAATATACCCTAGAAAGGTATCGTTCAGAACCTACGGCTAATAATAAACCGGACAACATCACCGTTTTATCCGTTCCAAAACCTGTTTTCAAAAAATCAATTGGTATACCATCAATCGCATCCTTGGAATCTGATCATTTTGCAAAAGTGTATGTTGAATCTAGGATGATACCTACCGATAAATTTAATGA